CGGGTGGTCTGGTTTCCCAGGACGGTACACAGTCTACGCTGTATCCGATTCACGAGTTCAAGGTCTCTTCCCAGGGCTCTTACGGCTCCCGAATGGGTATCCGTCTTTCTGCCCCCACTACGTTGTCCAGCCAGCCGGTAGACGACACCACAGCTATGGAGCAGAGTGCGTACCTGTACCGCATCCAGTTCGTGGAGCGTCCGGAAGATATGGTCAGCCCGAACGTCATCGAGACACTGTTCGGTGAGCGTTATGTTGACTTCTCCTACAAAGAAGGTGTGATCAACCCTCGCACTGAAAAAGAACTCTTTGTGGAAGACGCGCTACTTCAGGCTTGGAATAAACCGGCTTCTAACGGTTTCCCTGAAACTGTGGGTCCGTTCAACGAAATGTATGTTTACCACCAGTATATCAGTGATGTCCTGGATATGGTACATGCAGAAGAACTTCCTTACGGTACTGTGGGTGAGACTGCTGAAGACAAACACATCTTCAACTTGTTCTCTGGTCATGACCTGAACAACGTACCGTACTTCACCTATCAGGTTGAAGGTCCGGCTAGCGATGGTATCTTGCTGTCAGAAAACTCCACGCACTATGCCATGGGTGGTTCTGACGGTACGATGAACTTTGAAACGTTTGATGCGCTCGTAGCTAACCAGTGCGCCAATTACGGTGAACTGGGTATCCCGTTCATGGACACAGCGGTTTACCCACAGTCTGTTATCTATGATTCTGGTTTCTCACTGGAAACTAAGAAGAAGATGTTGACCGTCATCGGTAAGCGTAAAGACATGTATGTGGTACTGTCCACACAGGACGTTTCTACACCGCAGAACAGCACGTCTGAAGAATCCAGTCTGGCGATTGCTTTGCGCACCGCTGCCCGACTGTATCCGGAATCAGAGATTTACGGTACATCGGTTTGTCGCGCCATCGTAATCGGTCATTCCGGCTACCTGGTTAACTCTCGCTGGAAAAACCTGACACCGCTGACCCTGGAGTTTGCACAGAAGTGTGCACGTTACATGGGTTCTGGTACCGGTATCTGGAACTCCAAGTGGAGCTTCGACATGCCGCCTCTGAACCAGGTGAGTATGTTCCGTGACGTCAACAACACCTTTAAACCGGTGAACGTACGTACACGCGATTGGACAAACGGTCTGGTGTGGGCACAGTCTTACGACCGTCGTTCACTGTTCTTCCCGGCGTTCCAGACTGTCTACGACGATGACAGCTCTATCCTGAACTCGGTTATGAACATGATGATCGCAGTTGAGTTGGAGAAGGTGGTTGAACGTGTGTGGCGCGACCTCACAGGTATCACCAGTCTGACTAACCAGCAGTTCATCGATCGCAGTAACCGTTTGATTGAACAACGCACCCGTGGTCGTTTTGACTCCCGTGTGATCATCGAAGCTGAAACCTTCCTGACACCGAATGATGACCAGCGCGGTTATAGCTGGAGATGTAACATCATCATGTACGGTAATAACATGAAGACCGTGGGCTCCTTCACCATCATCTCCCGTCGACGCGAGGATCTTGAAGTATGACACGTTTAAAAGATACGATCCTTGAAAAGAAAGGATTTAACACCGGTAATGTAGGTCCGATGGTGGATGTGCGTAACGGTGGTCAGAATGGCGCAGCTACGGATTTCCGTAGCTACGTCTCCAATAGCTCGTACGTTAAACGTAACGTTGTGGCCGTTCTGATCGAAGCGCCCCGAGGGTTCCAGGACCTTCAGGAATCACCGTACTGGGTTGAAACACTGAAAGCGCTGGTTGAACTTCACGCCAAGAGCATCGAAGGTCTCCAGTCCACCCTTACCGTAGAGCACATTGAAAATGCGGTTGGTGGTGCAGGTGAAATGCAGCAGGACATCTCCAACGTTACCCGTGCTCGTTCAACACCGACCTTTACTTGGAATGAGAAATACGGTAAGCCGATTTCTGTCTTCCTGAACGGTTGGGTTACTAACCTGATCATGGACCCGATCACTAAGTACCCGGCAGTCGTTAGTAATGGGACTGTGGACGTTGCTGACCTGCTTCCTGATTACACTGGCATGACGGTTTTGTTCTTTGAACCGGACCCGACGTTCACCAAGATCAGTGAAGCTTGGTTGTGTACCAACATGCGTCCGAATGGTACTGTCGCTGAGATCACAGGTCGTCGTGACCTGACAGCGGCGGGTGAAGGGGTTGATTACTCCGTTGAATTCACTGCGCTGACACAGGTAGGGGAAGGGGTGAAAAAGTTCGCCGAAACCATTCTGGCTAACATGACCAAAGAAGGTCTGAACCCGAACCAGAGTAACGCTTTCATTGAAAAGATTGACTCTGACGTCGATACAGACTCTAATGGTTACACCAACCAACTCCAGGACTTGGCTAACAACACTGTTAGTTAATCAAGGGTAAAAAAAAAGAGTCCCCTTTAAGGGGACTCTTTTATACATTTAAAGGGTATGGAATAGAGATGGGTATTTCACTCGAAGATTACTTGACGGTAGAAGAAACCGAAGAGAACGATTTTGACCCGATTGATGAGGCTATCGGCGTAGAACATTACCGACGCGACCTCATCGAAACTGAAAAACTATCAGACACCTTGTATAACGGTTTTGAAAGTTTCATGGACGACGTGCGCTCCGCGTACACTTTCATGGAAGAAAACAAGACACCATCCATGGAAAGTCTCCAGGAATTGGACGCAAAACTGACGGACCTGGCTGACACTTTAGGGTTGACTCGTGAACGGGTTTCTGTAGAAAGTATTGAATCCGTAGGAGATTACTACAATGTCAGTGTTGAGGAACTTTCTGACTTTGTGGGTCGTTTGATTCAGGTGTTCAGTAACGACTTCGTAGGTTTTTACGACACTATGCATCGCTTATTTACCGGACGGGTTAACAGTGCTCGACACTTTAAGGAACGCATACAGGAAACGCGCTCCTTATGGAAAGGTAAGAAGGATGCCATAAACAGTAAACGCATACTGTCCTCATACGCCGGTAAGGACATTTACATCGCGTTTAGACACGATAACAAGTTGGACAATGATCCGAGTTCTGCGCTCAGCAAAGACCAAGTGTTAGCAAATAAAGTTTTAGTGGACTTCACTAAGAAGATGTCAGGATACACTAAAAATGTTGGGTCGATTATCAAGTCTGGTCGTTTTGATAGTAAAGACGAAATCGTAAAAACGGTCATTAAGAAAATCGGGGATCTTGGTAACGCCAGTGAGGTTTTTGATTCAAAACTCATCGTTGATAAACCTATCTTATTGACGAATGTGGGTTGGTATATCAAAAAACCTAAAACTAAGAAATCCCTTGGTAATGGTGTCGAATTTAAGAAATTCAATGACGTCATCACTGAGCGTATGATAACCCGAGATAATCAAATGCGTAAAAACCTTTTGGTACTTCACGTATTTGATGACATCGAACTGAGTTACCAGGATGTTGAAAGTATTCTTGACAGCCTGGAAAAATATTGCGATGACATCATTTGGTTTGGTAATGAGTTTGAAAGCGTGATGAAAGTACACAAGGACCTCAACCGCTACCTAACGGAAGTGGCTAAAGTCTCTGGAGCTAACCTGGATAAAACCGGGACAGCACTGCTGAAACAGTTGATGGGGTTCACAAAGTTTCTGAGGAAGCAGCAGACCCGACCCATTAACTGGGAAATCGAACGCGTACTCTTCGTACTCAGCCGTGCCACGATTTACATTCGTCGCGCCGTTAAACGGGTGAAGTAAAAAAAAAAGAGTCTCCCTAGGGAGACTCTTTTTTATGTCGTTTCAACGAAATCGAGAGAATGGGAGGTAGTTCAGACAGGTGCTGTGTTTAAGTGTATACATTCGCTTAGTTGTAAAGTAACGTTCTTTTATACCCAGGGTCACTTCACTTCGGGATGTATTTAGTAGTTTGAATTTAATGTCGATGTACTGTTTGATTGTATCTTGGTGGGTACGGTAGACTACCTCAAACTGATCGAGAAAACGTTCTACGTGTTCTTCAGCTGAACCGGTTTCGCAGGTAGGGTCAAGCGCAATGTGAGTAACAGTAAAGGTAGGGACGTCCCCTTTAAAGAGCGAAGTACATTCTAGTTCAATCAGCGGCGACCCCTGCAACCCCTTCAGAACAGCGTTACACAAAGCCCTTAGAAAAAGACCCTCTTCGTATTTAATGACAACACCCACAGGAATACCTCTATTTAAGCCCACACGCCATTTTAGTTCAACTTTGATACATTCTACAGAATAACGTTAAACGGAGCGTATAGAGACATTATAGGAGCTTACAGCTCATCCCTGAGTTCAGTGAGCACTCGCATCTGATAGTCCTGTCCTTTAGGAGTAACAACACGTCCACCGTAATTGTAATAGTGTACAAGTGGTGCGGTGGATGCTTTCAATGACTCGGCCAAAAAATCGTTCTGTAACACTTTACAACGTAAGCCTTCCGAGATGATACTTTCAAAGTTGTCATGCGGAACAACTGGGAGATCCTTAGCTGCCTGCTTAGCCCAATATCCGAACAGGGGGCGCAGTTCTTCACAGACCATCCCTGTTTTAACCCAATGGTAATACGCTTCCATGGACGCAAAACAACCGTATTGGGGATGATTAAATCCAATGGGTGCAAAGTTAGAAAGGTCGCGACCTAACTGTGTCAATCCTTTAGAATACACGTTGATGTGGTCAACGCCGTCATTTTCTGGTACAATCTGAAAATCCATAGTCTACTCAATCCTTATGGGTGGGGTGATGTACTTTAACTGAACAAAAAACCACGAGTTTGTAAACAGCGTAAATGGAAAGTAGGATAGCGAATAACTTCCAATTAACTGAGGCTAATAACAACGCTAGAATCGAGATAACCAGAAACTGATTCATTGGAGTTCCCCTCTGTCGATGACCTCTATCCCATAACGCTCCCCTATCACCTTAACCATATCCCTGAGTAAGAAACGATGACAGTGACACGTAACCAAATCGTTGCAATAACATGCTAGGACTAGAGTCTCTTGTGACATCAACCATTTCCAATCGTCTTTGTTGATACTCCAGCTCTCTCGCATTCGCTCCGTGTAAAGTTGTGTATACCCTTCCCACGTTAACCTGTGTTCTTTAAAACCAAGTACCATGTCCCATGTAGGGGCAAATGCAGGGTGACCTGATTTCACGGTAGTGTCCAGGAAGAATAGGTTAAGTTCTTTAGCTTTCCGATGTTTAGCCATCTGCGCAGTATAGAGTAACACCCGAATCCCTCCTTTGGAAAACAAAAAAATAAAGACGTTATAAAACGGTGGGGCGTTAACCCCACCGAGTACAGTTTCGTTATCAATGATTGTCAGGTCGGTGTCACCTACAGACAACCTATCAATAACCGCTAGTTCTAAGTATTACACCCCGTTCCCGATAATCCACTGCGAGCTTGTCGGGTTTAAAAGGTGTCAGGAGAATTACCCTCGACCGTAATTGGTTTCCTGACACCGTTTTCTTATTACTTGCTCAGAGCATCCATAGCCATCTGAGACAGTGCGGTACGCACCTTCTTCAGAGAGCCCTTGTTGGCGTGAGCGTTCACACCAACTTTCATGGAGAGGATGCCATACTTGGTGGAGCTGGAGCCATCGGTCGGGTTCCGAACTTCCTTGGAGCGTTGGAATACGCCGCCAATGGAGTCCTTACCGGCGGCGTATTCCAGGCTCACCTGTTCCAGACGTTTGTCCTTCTGGAACGCTTCCACACCCACCTGGCCCAGGGCGTAGCCGGTAGCGGATACCAGATCGGCGGTATGGTCCTGCACCGCCTTAATGATCTGCATGTCCAGACCTTCCGGCAGGGTGGATTCGAAGGTGTTTTCACCGACTTTGACGACGCCGTCTTCGGTGAGGGTCATGTCGGCCTTGAGCTTCTCGGCCAGTTTCAGAATGTTTTCTTTGATGTCGGACATTTCGATTCCTTACTAAGGTTGTTTAACGTTAAACGATCGTGCTCTTCGTCATTGTATCCACCGTACCGGTATTTTTTTACCATGAATACAGTAAAGAAAAGTGTTGTAGGTATTGGGTTTAACGACGGACACCTACACCCGTCGTTAGGCAGATCTCCGGTTCAGCCTAAAATTTACGAAGAGAGCGTGATTGTTCGCGCATTTCTTCAGTGATTTCGATACCCCAGTTACGTTGAATCCAATCAGCGTAGGACCAGGGCATCAGGTGGGTGGAGATATAACGCCCACTCACCGCGTTAACCAGTGCAACACCTTCACGCGCAACGGCGTAGAAGATGTTATCATTCACCCACCGAAGGACCAAAGTTTCTTCGTCGTGAGCCCGGTTGTGGGTACCGTGATTACCCATCTGTACGATTAGTTTGTTCATTTCTAGTTCTCCTAAGAACTTTGAGGTTTTTTACTACAATAGAACGTCTACATTACGTTTACTTATTGTAGAAGATTCATTCAAGTAATATATACTTGAAAATGTTTTAAATCAAGTTTTAGCGACATAAAAAGAAAGAGTCCCAATTAAGGGACTCTACCGTCACTCACCAGTTAATGCTGGCGGGCATGGGTTGGGGTTTCTTTGTCCACCCTAACTCGTCACGGAGACTTTCAAAGCTAATACCGACTGATTCGAACCCTACGCCTGTGTGAGCGCTAGAATACTCTTCTGCCAATAGGAAGTGCTCCTCAGTGAAAACGGTCTCTGTGAGGCTCTCCAGGGCCGGTGAGTGGTACTTCTTAGCGAAAGAGATGCCCGGCTCAGTTACCCAATCAAACGTAAGGATAGTTTTAATGTGTTTAGTTAACACGCCGCCTTCAATACGATCGTCAGTCAGAGAGCGAATGGAGAAGCATACGTTCTCACGACCATTTTCCAAAGCATCTTTCAATGCCTCACCACGAGGACCGGAAGGACGGATCTTACCCATGATCGCTACCACGGTACGTCCATTTTCGTCTTTGACGTTTTCATGGTCTAACCAAACTTCAGCGATGTGACAGCAAACATTGGTTTCTTCGACTTGCCTGATGCGGTTCAAGTAATCACGCATGGTCATGGCAGGCGATTTTTTAGGGTGGCCACACTCAGACTTCAGACACCCACTTTTCACACGCCGCATGAAAACCGAACTCTCTTCAAATAAAGCTTTGGCTTTATCCAAAGGGTAAAAAGCACCAGCACTGTTGTACACGTTAAGGCCACCCAATACAACGGTATAGTAGCCGTCTTCGTCAGCGGTTAACGCCCCTCTTTTATTGGTTCCCTGTAACGCTGTACAGGAAAACATCACTCGTTGATTATTCATAGAGAACTTCCGTTACTGTCTCAATAAGTTTTCAATGGGTTCCACTTTCTCAGAAGGGTTCACCAACGCACTGGTTAAGCCATCATCGAAATAAGCACCCATCAGTTTAGCGGTCGTGTTAGTGGCCCCGTATATAACACTTCGAAGGGCAATGAACTCCGGTGGATTCTGAACCAGATCCGCTTTTGTCTTAATGACCTGACGGTAATATTTGGTCCGGTCTTTATGATCGCGTGAAATAGCAGCTGCAATCATTTCAGGAATAACGTGACTGGCACCCACCTTCATTCCCGCGTGTCGTCCCCCAGACTCAAATAACCGACCTAGATCATCATACGAGAAAAACCAAGGAACGTGTCCTGTGGCAACAATTTCATTATAGATGTAATAAATGAAAGTGTCCGATTTCTCAAGGTTACGGTTAAGGATGACCTTACTGCCCGCTGCAAACGAAAACTCATAGTTCTCGACGTCCTGGACCATCACCTTTTTGGTGTCTGTAGGATCAATGCGCATCATCGCGTTAACAAGTGAAACGCCATAGTACTTGTCTTCCACTACGATGGCGAAGATACCAGAGATTTGTGTTTCCGACCCTACAAACGCCAATTGTTGTTCAGCAAACCGACAGGGGATATAGATCTTGCACGGTTTAACGCACATGATGCTACCGTCCCCCATGGGTTTTAAAACAGACTGGACTTTGTTAGGATCACGAACCAACCGTTTCGGGTCCATTCGTTACTCCTTCAGTTAACTTAGATTTCTGATGCAGGTTCCACTTGGATCAGTTTGGCGACCCATTCAGAGACAATGTTGATCACCGCCAGGTAACCTGCTTCACGCACCTCGATCCCTGGGTTAGCTTCTGCCGCCTGGTCGATCGCACACAGGATCTGATAAGCGTCAGTGTGGGGGAAGAATACTTCACACACTATCTTACGTGTACAACGATACAAGTCGTTATACCAGCCCTGGTCCAAGCGTGAAACACAATCGAGTAAACGCTGGCGATAAATGGCGTCAGGTGCCATACGCACCCCTTCATCCAATTCAGCTAAGGATTCAAGCACTGCCTTTTTGAACGCTTCAACGGCATTGTTGTGACGTTCATTCTGGACACGGATGTTTAACATCCGCTCGTGTTTCTGCCATGCTGTTTTGTAAGCTGCTTTCTTATCGATTAACGACTGGAAACCTGTTTCCTGATCAGAGACCAGTGCACCCAAGATACATTCAGGTTCACCGCCAGCTGCCAACCAATCCCCGTAGACGTCACCATTCACTTCGATGGCAGTGTCTTCATATCCAACGATACCGACTTTATCAGGGTAGCGAGGAACCAGCACTTTGTTTTGACGGTTCTTGAAACGACGGTCAATGATGCGGTTCAAAGAACGACCAGACTGAGCCAGCATGGTGGACATGTAGGCGCGGTATTCTTCCAGGGGACGGTTAACCCCTTCAGGAATGTTGTCCAACAACTTACGGGCAAAGAGGTGAATCAACAACACTTTAACTGCGTGCATGTTGCTGGAGTTGAAGTGACTGATGATGTCCGTCAAGTTATTGACATGGTTCTCATTAGAAAGGGTGTCACCGAACACTTCACCGAAAACATAGCGAACAAAGTTTTCAGGAAGTTCAGCAAACAGGTTTTCCAAGTCACGGTCAAAACGGGCAACACCCGTCTTCAAAAGGTCCAGGTAACCAGAGTAGTCTGAAGGTGCTGGAATCAAAAGGTCCAGTTTAAGATTGTCAACCGGAACCTCGTCATACCGGTCAATGAACTCACCCAGGATGTTATTGTTCCAAATAGCGTGCCAGGTACGTGGAACGATGTTAACCTTAGCCGCCCCTACAGACTCCAACGCGTCAAGACCCACCTGAGTGCGGTGTACAATCTCCTTGATCATAGGGTTGACACGATTACGCGCCATATCCAGATTCACCTGAACAGTCTTTGCAACACACTCGACCACTTCATCCATCACCATGTCATGTTGACAGATACCTTGAGGGTCTTTGTGGAGAGAGCCTTTGATGATGACTTCAGCCGCATCCATCGGTGCCACTTCACTGTCTACTCCACGAACGGGTTCAGGGTAGTATGCAACGTTAATCAACTGCTTAACGGGTGTGTCTTCGATGGCTGACAGTACCAGCCCTCGCTTTGCAAACGTGCTAGCCAATACAATGTTGGCATTTAAAGTGTTTTCAGTTAACATTACAGAACTCCCGCTTTACGCACCAGAACGGCCTGCATCTTGGCGGCCACTGCATCACGAATCTGGTCGGCATTAACAAATTCACCGTGAAGGGTATTCGCCACCTCTTCACCCGCCACTTTAAGAATGACATTGGTTGCCAATTCATTGGCGTGTGCTAACGTTGTTAAGTTAGCTTTAGTAACTGGGTCCATTATACTAAACCTCAAAATTTTAAAAGGGTTGGGATCATCATAGGAAAACGCAGAAAAAGAACCACAAGTTAAAGGTTTAACCAGACTTGCGGTTCTTTTATTTATCCCTCGTTATAAACTTTGACCACGTGTTTTGAAAGCCAGATTAATAGGCGATTGGTCGTACCGATGATAAAAGGACTGTGGACCTGTCGGTCACTCACACTTGCTAGACCAAAGAGGGCACCAATTTCTTCACCGTTTTCGGTTTCGTTACGACCTGTCATAACGCGACCAAATACAGTTTTCATCTGGTTACCGAACACGCCTTTGTCGCCCACGCTCGCACGTTCTTCACCGGTTATGTAGACCTTGATGACCAAACTATCCATGTTCAGTGGGTCACCTCCCACCCGTAATGTTCCGTCAACGCTCCCGTCAGTAGTGGCTTTACCTAGCGAACGCGACAGTTTATTACGTTCACGGTCAGACGCATTGGCTAAAGTCCTGAGGGATTCAGACATATCGTCCTTATCACCATTATAGAAAACTTCAATTTTCTCAACGGTGCCCGCATACTTGGCTTTAGGGGCTTGGGCTGACATCAGACGTAACAGGTCGATTGAACTCTCGTCAAACAAATCATTATCGGCTGTCACTGAATCCTCTATGAAACACAGGATTGTGTCAGTCTCAACCACTTGTCCGACTTTAACCATATTGCGTATTGACTGGTCAAACGTCAGGGTAATGTCCCGCACTTTAGTGGAGCGTGTCTTGAGTGCCTCTGCTACCTTTTGTGAAATAGCTGAAGAGTCCTCAAGCGTGTCAGGAGACTCCAAAATAGCCGTCTTCACCAACACCCCTGCTTTCCACACCACTTCTTTAGGGTTTAGAGGGTTCGGTTTAAAGTAATCAGAGTTATACGTGATAACATCCCCTGGTTTAACCTTATCCCCTTCCTTCACATCAGTGGTTACGCTGTGTGGGTATATAAACCCGGCAGCGGTACCGTAACGCCGTCCGATCTCGATATGGACTATTTCACCATCCTTGTATTCAACCGTTACCGTCTTATCGGTAACGGATGTCACTTTCCCTTCCTTTTTGGCCGTGTAAGCAAAAAGGTCGTCGGTACGCTGAGCGACAACGTACTCGTACCCAGTTCTCAAGGGGGTTAATTGGTAACCTTTAGCGGCCATGCCCGAGTGGTGCTGGATGCCTATGAAATTGCTTTATATTCGATGGAGGTCGTGAGTCTCCACCCGTACTTAAAGTACAGCTTCGGCTTTCACCAAAGAATAGACTATATCTTCGCCCTTTAGTTTTTTAAGGACGGACACCATTTCGATTTAAGGGGTTCTCACCCACTCACACTTGAGCCCTACTCCTAATGACGAATTTCACGTCCGTGGGATAGTCGTTGAACCAACTCCGTGGTTGACGGTAGTCAACGGTAGGAGCTTCGCTGCGTCGGTTACCCAATCCTCTTAGGTTTTTACCATACTCCTTGGAAATATTACGCCAGGAGTATTACAGTGTGTTTCCACCTGTAAGTGGTACTAAGAGGCTCTAAGGGCGTTCCCGCAATTAGATGTCAATGAGCCGTTAAAACTCGTTTTGGCCTTATCTTCAACTAGGTTCGTTACACCTAGCCCGTGGTCTTAACCACTGCTCTAGCTTTCACTAGATGAGGAGACTATATCTTCTTCCCAGTAGGAAGGTTCCTGTTTCGGAATCACTTGATTCCTACACCCTGATGAGGGGTTAGTCGTTGAACGTTCTCCCTAGCGTGTTTCACAACACTCCGTAGAAGCTTCGCTGCTGATTACCCATTGTAATATCTATTCATTTTTTAAACTTTGGCTTTGTCTTTCGACTCGCAGTAGTAGAATAGCTTTAGGGCGTCCCAGCAATTAAGGAACACTCAATCCATAAATTGCTTTATGGTTGGACCATTTTGTTTATTGAAGTCGGATAAATATCCAATTTGGGTTTTGTCTGGGTAAATATTTTCATGTGATTCATTTAAGCGAAAGGTTATTGTTGATGGACATACTTTTAAAAACTTAGCGGCATCTTGTTTCTTATCAAAAATATAAAATAAATTTTTTTCAAGATCTTTAACCACTATTGTTTTATTAATTGGTTCTGGCCAATCAGTAACGTCGTAACCTTCATGGTATTGATAACCATCTTTAAAACGAATTTTGCCTTTAGTTTTTACTCGCCAAATTACAGCGTCTTTGCTAACACCTAAGAAGCGAGCACACTTAACAAAACTAGGAAAAGATATTATTAAACCATTTTTATCGCGGATAGATATCGGTTTACATTTTGTTGTAAGACCGTATTTACCCGCATGTTCGCTATTTTCCACATAAGTACACCATTCAAGATTATCTAAACTATTATTAAGTTTATCACCATCTTTATGGTTTACAATTAAAGAATTTTTGTCTTCATCTGTAGGTATAAAAGTCAATGCTAAAGCACGATGTATACCTAAACCTTGACGTTGACCATTGTCTCTATTAACTGTAACTTGTAAATACCCTGAACCATTTTTAGAAGCTTTTAAAACTTGACCAGTTTTTAAACTAACGACTACACCGTCTACATTAACAACATAGTCACTATATCCTGGTATACTTTTAAACCCTTTTAAATTTAACACACCTATTTTCCTTATAACCGTTTAGTTATAAGATAGGAGTATAAACTTCAATAAACATTTATTAATCATCACGATCAGCACCTGGCGAAAGCATCGCTGCTGTGCTCAGGAATGTAGCCGGACCATCTTTATCAAAATCTCTTTTACGTGCCAATCCACGAAGGCTGGTGAAGTTAGGGTCAGCGCTCAGATAACTGACAATACCTACGTCCCCTGAATCCACTGTACCTTCAGAGATCACCCCCATATCCGATTCCGTAAATACACGACTGGACTTAACCATACTCCTACGGGAGCGTCCACCATGACCACTGTATGTGACAGCCTCCTTCTCACGTAAGTTCTCAACAGGGTTGAGTTCCTCTACCAGTCCTTTGGAGGGGTCCTCTTGTAACGTCTGCCATACGGCACTGGGTGAAAGTTCTACACGGTTATTTTTGCCCCCTCCCCGTGCATTAAACATGCGAACTGATTTAACAAGTTCTCCGTATACGGTACCGGCTACACGCTCATAGCCCTTGATGCGCATCCACTCCATGTCGGTTTCTGCTGGGGAATAGTCGGTCAAGAGTAATTCGCTCGCCCGCAAGAGAAGACCTAACCAGTCTGTTGGCTCTTCCATCTCTACCAAAAGATCACGGGTGATAGGGTCGACAAACATATCCTTCAAGAGATCCAATTCCCTCAGGTAACGTGCCCCTACTTTATTAGCGTCTAGGACGCTACCGTACACGTCTGGTTTGTCAAAATCGTAAACACTATAACTCTTGATACTACGGTGATACAGGTTAAACCCGCCGACAACCATGCTAGACAGTCGATCGTCACGATCGAAGATTAACACTTCGTCAATGAAACGAACGGAGAATTCAGTGGGGGACAATTCCGCGCGCTCACCCACATTCACTTTACGGTACTCGACCTTTAACAGTTTTAAAAGGCGTTCAAGTCCGATATAGTAGCCTAACACCACACCGATCGGGATGAACTTATTGAAGACCTTCAGTTCAGCCAATTCAACAGGTGCACCAGCGATATCGATGTTAAGCAACTGTTCCAACTTACCGATGGGTTTGAGTCCACCTTCACTGTGTTCGTAAAACGTATCTTGGTCATCGACAACAATAAGTGTTTTCTTGTTGGACTTCAGGTGACCTATAACAACGCCCCCTTCCTTTTCCGCTTTCGTTACGAAGTCTTTCCCGTAGACCTCTTCGCGTTTTTCAAAGTCCAAGTAGAATGTGTACTTAGGGGTGCCGAAGCTTTTAAACGTCCTAGCCAACAGTGCATAAATGCGGGGAGTTTTATTAGTTGCCTTGAAGATGTTAGAGGTACGTGATTCCAGGATATCGGGATCATTCTCATCCAGAGCTTTCAATATCAATTGGTTCTCTAACCACTTCCCGTAGTTATTCGCACTGCGCTGGGAACGTTCGACAAACATTTTACCATAATAACTGGTCAGGGCAACACGGAAGGGGGAAACTTTACGGATAGGTAGCATTCCTATCCAAAATGGACCATATCTTCTTCCCAGAGGGAAGCCTACCGTTTCGGAACCATACTGTCCCTACTCTACTCGCTTTAATCACCAGTGTGACCACCTGACTTTATACAGGTGTCATTGAGTCAGTTTATTGGGGGACTGACCGTAGCTTTCGATGGCCTCTGAGCACATCCCATAGCCCACTAGTAAGTAGACCTTAGGGACTTCGCTGCGTCGGTTGCGTCTCTTTTCGACGTTTTTACCATGCTCACCGCTTCCATTACTGGGGTGAGTATTACAGTGTGTTTCCACCTGTAAGTGGTAGTCAAAAAAGATTATAGACGTTTTCCCGCAATTAGGTAGGTTTTCTAGTGCCTTGTTACCAAGACACGGGGACCATTAATTAACACTAAAACAATGTTTCCAATCCAGACTTTTTCTTTACAGACATTTTCAATAAAGGTTTCTGTACCGAGTCTTTTTGGACTGGGTTTTTTACCCACTGCTTTGTTAATCATCCATTACGTCTCGACTAAAACTAATACCATGAGATACAGTTATCGAGAGTAGCGGCTTTAATCCCCTCGTTGCTTCCTTAATCTATATTTTACGCCATTGGCTACATAAGTACCGTTCTCTTCTATTACAGGTAAACGGAAATTCAGCGTACTAGGCGAACCATTAACCGGTACCACCTTAACCTTGTGAACTTCATAGCTCCCCAACGGACCGTCCACACGATCAACATCATACCCCGTTACTGATACCCCCGCATTTTGCAGGTTCAGTACGCTACCTAACACGTCCTTTTTCAAAACGTGTTTGATATACCGTGTGTCGAAATCAACAACACTGTTTTGAAGCATACTTTTGTCTAGGACTGAGGGACTGTCAGGGAACTGGGTAACGGTCTCCAGTGTTACGGCTTTGGGGTCTACTTTAGCCTCATCCACCAGCAACCCATCTCCATAAGGGTTTTTGAGTGTTTTGTGAACTTCAGCTAATTTGTTCAGTCGACGGTATTCAGCGGCTGACAACATCCCGCTATCCGCTAACTGGTTCGCTTTTTCAATCACCGGTTGTGAAAGATCGACTTCAGACGCTCGAATACTTTCATTCACTTCAGTGGGACTGGCTTCCGCTTCTTGTTGTGCTTCCAGTTTCTTGTGAAGATCATTCAGTGCGTCCAGTTCTGAATCCAGATCCAGTTCGTCCTGCTCATTTTGGAAAAGTGTGATGTCTTCATTCAGAAGGAGCTCGCCCTCGCGGTGGAGTTCATCCACACTCCCTTCATCTTTTGTATCCGGAAGTGCTTCTGCTTCTTTATTGGTTTTCTCACGAACAGGTTTTGCTTCGTCTTCACTCACCGTCTTGGTTTCGTAAAGTGACATCAATAAACGCATGACGCGTTTCTGTAAACTGATCGGTTTGATCCCCTCAGTGGTACCTTCCTTAGCGACTTCAGTGGCACGCCAATCGTTCAGCATACCTAGGTTCAACACAAACCAACGATCTTGACACACCCACACCATGTTAAGGTTATCAAGGTGTTTGGTATCCACTAACGACATAACCGAGTTAGCGCGGTTATCACCTAACCAAGTCCAGAAGTCGGCCAGGTTATACTCTTCAGTCCCCTTGAACTTATCCAAGGTGGTGCGATCTAAACGCTTCTCAAGTTTACGTAAATCAGCCAAAGACGGGAGTGTATCAGGTAACGTACATTTAATGTACTGCTGACGTTCACTTTCTTTAGCGATCCTGTTTACACCTTTCCATAACGCCGCCCGGACGTTATACCAGCGGTAGTAGTTCGCAAAGAAACTAGTGGTGTAGCGGTACATGTGGTTCAAGAGTGCGTAGTTCTCAACGACCAACGTCTTAGGGTTGGAGAAAGCAATCTCACGGTTCTTAAGCCAACGTACCCGTTTGTTTTTACGATGATACTCACGGATCATTTTGGCCGGAACCACAGGCAGTGGTTTTGGTGCTCCTTTGTTATCACCCAGTTCTGTAATATGTTCTACAACCACCGGACGATCATCCGCCTTGATCATAACGTCATCACCCGGAAGACCATACACGATGTCGTCTTCAGGATAGTAGTGGAGTACGGATTCTTTAGGTAAAGCAAGGTTGGACAGTTTACTGAACTTAGGACCTAAAAGGTCAGACGGTCTGCGTATACCGTGTTTACGGTACCAAATCGGATAGAGTATCATGCGCTGTTTAACCTGTCATATTTTTGAGAACGAGGTTGACGGTATTCACTGAGGTACTGGCTTTAAAGCCGCCTTGTGGACTTAAATACGCCTCTTTAGAATTGAGGTAATTGTCAACTTCTGAAATGGCTTCTTGCGAGTAGACTATGGTGGCACTACACGTGTCACCGTCGAACGAAACCTTCACTTGGGTCGTTAATCCAAGCCGCCACTGTAACGCTTCACAGTGTTACAGCGCTGCTCCAGCTTTCACTGGACGTCGAGACTATATCATCTTCTCATCACTACGTGTGTGAGAAGTCCCCCATTTCGAGACCACTTGGCCCCTACACCGCGCTACCGGTTAGTCGTTGAACTCATCCCACTGCCTAAGCATAGAGGGACTTCGCTGCGTCGGTTACCCAATCCTCTTAGGTTTTTACCATGCTCCTTGGAAATATTACGCCAGGAGTATTACAGTCCCTTTCGGGCTGTAAGGGGTACTAAGAGGCTCTCAGGGGTTTCCCGCAATTAGAGGGATACACGTTAAAGGTCACCCTTTAACGGGACATCGATGAATTAATTGAGTAATTGAAAAGTATCGTTTTACACACTAGGTTGATGGGACGCCAGTGTATAGGTGGAGCATTTATATTTACCGTCTAGGAGTTCGCCGCTCCTAACTCGCCGTTCGAAAACGGGTTTAGAATTTACTGTTTTTAAAAACCGGACACAATCTAAAACACTCGGGAAGTAAAACCTATCCCCAGTCTTTATGTCAGTGAGGACTTTGTATGTTCCTTTCACGTTTACGCCACTACTTAGCGCAACCAGGTCTTCTTCAGGCAGCTCAGGCCAAGGGGTTTGGTCACCCTCGTACTTAAACTGATAAGTGTTGTAAACTGACTTACCGGACTCCTGAACTGCACGCCGCACTCCATTTGCTTGCAATTCTAGTTTTTCACTAATGTCTTTACAGTCTTTACCAGCAAACACTTCGCCTGTTAATACGTCTCGCGCAACAATCCTACGGCTAGACTCTAGTAGGGCTTCCTGAACGTCGCCGACCTCTATCCATTGGTCATCAACGTATTTGTATTGCCAACCATCCGGGTAAACCCGTTGTTCTCCAGAACGAAGGTTTACTATTAAATTGTAAGGTTTGTTCTGACCGTAGTAACAACTTTTAACACTAGGGTAACTACAGGTAGCTTTGGTCAACAGATTTCGACCCTCTACAGACTTTGCAACACTCCCAGTGTCTTCGAGTTCTTCTAAGGTAAACGGTTCCCAATCTGAAAGGTCGTCCCAGTATTTAAACTGAAAGCCCCTATGAGGACCTGTGAGACCGTTTTTTAAACGATAAAGGATAGTGGAGTGACCAATTCCCAAAACAGCACCAGCCCTCCCTATAGAGTCGTAAGAACACTCTTCAAGTGTGCGACAATTTCGCACACGAACACCCATAGCTTGGGTGGCGTCGAGTATCGCTTCTTCAGGATCGTCAGGGATTACCCAATCTCGAGCATCATCCAAAAACTTGAATTGGTAACCGTCTTTCCAAACCTGAGAAAAGGTCGAATTTAATCGCACTCGTATTGTTTCGTCCGTAGGATACCCTAAACAGCGAGCACACTCAGAGATACTGTAGAATTCAGTAACCTCACCCGTTCGAACATTACGAGCTAATACACGTTTATGTTGTTGCTTTAAGTTGTTCTGATACGCGTGTGTGTTGTTACGGCTCCGAGTGACCCATTCGAGGTTGTCTAGATCATCATTACCAGGGACACCATCAATGTGGTTGACATCCATCTTATCCACGTTGTCAGGGTAGGGTTTGAACGCCAGACACAGGAGACGATGCCTAAGTACAGTAGTACTTCCACCCGTATCGATGATAGCGCCGTTATACAGATAACCGCCTTTTATGTTTCTCTTAGAGTTACCTTTCGTGACGCACCAATCTGATCTTAATTTACCACTAGACAGTGAAATGAGTTCCCCTTCACGATTTATGCCGTATCGACTAAACATCGGAATGTGGTAGAAGTCAGGGAAGCGTGTGCACTGTAAAGGGAAAGTACGAAAGCGATAACCAATATTGCTAGCATGGCTATTTTTGACATCACCGTCTATGTAGAAACCTTCGATTTCATTCCACTGGTTATATTGGAGTTTTACACTTTTAAAGACGATCGCCATGAGATCGACGATGCGGTATTGTCTCACCCCATCCCACAGGTCGGCGAAAACCTGAGGGTATCCATCAGAGTCCAGGGTTTGGGGTACAACCTGACCTCTTTCATTTTTTATTTTTCCGTTTTCATCTAAGTAACAACTGTTACCGGAAAGGGGAAATGGGATAAACCCCGACACTTTTAAATACTTTTCAAACATAACCGTGTACCTATGTTTTTAAATTTGGAGAACTACCATAACATAGGTAAACTTTGTTATATATTTTTTTACCAATTAAATCATAGAACTATCAGCCCCAAGACCAGATAGACGTGAACTGGATACCGAAAGGGCATCGAAGAATTCGTCACTACCGGTCTTAGGAAATTCCAAAGCAATGTGGTCCCCACCCATAGGTTCCCAATCATCGCCCAACTCCATGCGCTCTTCACTGTCTATCGTAGTTTTACAATACACGTCAGACGTGTACGTACTCCCAATATCACTGATGGGGTATCGGGTGATTACCACTTTAAGGGTATTCCAACGGCGATACCCAGAGAGGTATAGAAGTTCGGTATAATTGATGGGTTCTACAAATTTGGGATCAAACCCTTCGGGTAGGTCGGCAATGTCATAAAAGACTTTAAAGGTTTTATCAGGACCTTTATAGATCAGTGCCAAATAATGACCACCCACCGTCACCGGCTTAAGACGAGTGTCAACGTTTTCAAAGTTATTGATGACTTTCTCTAGTCCGTCGATAGTCGCCCACTTGTCACGAACATCCATCGGCAGTTCAACGTATTCCCGTTTGAGTGTTTTAGGATTTATCAGATAAGCACCCGTGTCACTCCCCCCACTACCAAACGCTCCATTGATAAAGCTCGAACGCAGTTGGTAGATGGCAACGGGTAAACACCCTTTAATGGTCTGGTATAAACCGATCAAGGAGTTGTTGAACCGGGGTGCACGAGGACTCCCTAACACGTTAGTGGAGGTATCCATCGCCGTGATAACGTTTCGAGTACCGTTGAATATTTTACGTCCCCCGAATTTACTTTGAATGAAACCCTTTTTCCCAGTGATCATCTTCTTCAGGATTTCATAAATCTCATTAAAGCGCTCTTGGAGTAACCGTCGGGTATTATCCAAGATAGGGGAGTTTTTACTGTCATCTGTTTCCGCAATAACCCGTGAGATGTTTAACAACTTACGATAATAGTCGTTGATCTCGTCCTGCGTGCCTCGACCACTGGAGTCAATCTCGTAATCGCGCAGTCCCGCTGGCAGCACCATTATTTTACTGGTGGTGGCGATGTCCTGATACTTCTGTATCAACTTGACACGCTCAGCACGAATGGCGCTGCTGGTTTCCTTAAATTTGATATCTTTCCAATGGGACATAAAAAAGGCGTAACCCGTTTCACCAGTCAACTCGTTCGCCGGGTGAAAGTCTTTATCTTTAGGGTCCCAAATGGCGTAAGCCTTACCTAACAGGATGTCACGGTACAGTCCTTTTAAACGCGTTAACGTTTTAAACACAACGGGGTGAAAGATAGGGGTTTTGATATCGATGAACGAAAACTTCTGTTCTCGCGCCTCTTCACCAACGCGACCGAATGTTAACGTGGAGAACAAACCATCCTCGTGGAAGTTTCCTCCAGTGACATCCATAATGTCACCACTTGTAGTCGGTCTCAGTCCTCGTAAGCGTTGAGCGCTTGTATCAAGCAGTTGAACGTTGAAAGGAATTTTGTTTATTTTCAAGGTCAGTCTCCCGATTAGTATGAGAGCTACTGTAAATAGTGCGAGTATTTTACAGCGACATTTATTTTTTCTGCCAGGAGTAAAATCGTCATGGCAAAGAAAGACAAAAAGAATGAGTTGGACTTTGATGACGGCTTAGACGATCTGGATTTTGGGTTTGGGGACGACGACTTTAGTATCGACGAACCCAAAGACGATCGTAAACCTGTTTCCAAAGTAGCCAGTTCATTTCTGGAAGGTGTTAAAGACGACCTCATTGACACGGACAAAATGCGTCGTCGTGCGCAGGAAGCACTGCCTGAAGAATACTCTTCAGCCTTTGAAGCGGTCGATAGTGCAGCGGATTTTGGTCGTGATCTATACAATACGGCCGCCGAAGAACTGCGCCCTGTTGCCATACAACTTAAACGGTTAACGCGTAAAGTGTCACCGCGTTTGAAAAACGCGTTACCGGGTAAGTTGGGGGAGAAGCTAGACGACTGGGCCAAAGACGATGATGTCAGAGGACCCTCCGCCCAAGAGGTACGTGAACAAGGTCTAGCTACAGAGTTAGGTGATATCTTTAAAACCCAGATCACCAAAGACCACGAAGACCGCCAAGAAGAGACCGTTCAACGCCTTTTCCGTGAGAGGGTACAGGACCATCAGTTCCAAACCGAACTGGAGGCGTTAAAGGATATCTCTGCAGGTATTGGTAGTTTAACCAGTTACCAAGACCAGGTCACAGCCAAGTATCAGAAGAAGTCGTTGGAACTTCAGTTCCGTCAGTATTACACCACACATGACCTCTTCGAGTTATCGAAAGCCAGCAGTAAAGAAGCATCAGCCCTTTTAAAGAGCATTGTAAAGAACACTGCACTGCCCGAATCTGAAAAGATCAAGTTGGGTGAACAAGCAGGACAGGTTTTTCGTGAACGCTTTTTAGGTCGTGCTTCCGACTTCACCAATGACTATCTTAAGAACTACGGTAAAAACATTATCGGTAAGTTCAGAGACACTATGGGGAGTATAAACGAAAGCTTAATGACAGTTGCCGATCAGGTCGAAATGACATCGGATATGGATGTTAAGATCGATCCCTGGGAAATGGCCGGTCAGCAATTGGGGGGTACGGTATCTGACAAGATTGTAGGGTCACTGATCAAACGTTTGCGACCCGTTCTTGAAGAGAACCCTGACGTTCTTAAATGGGGACATAAAAGTGCTTTAGCAGCGAACAGTATCCCCTATGCCCTTCGCAATATGCAGATGGACCACGAATCTGGCGCGTTTAAGAAGGGGGAGTATTTCGATGCTGAAACGGGTAGGGAAATTCGAAGACCTGAAGACGTAAGCGGGCCGGTTGTCGACAGTTCAGGTAAGGTGGTGTTGACACAGGAAGACGTTGACGCTGGGAAGACGGATGCGGAAGGTCGTTTTGGGGGACTGAAACGTTTCGCTAAAGATATTATTTTTGGTGCGGCTCCCAATAAGCCCAATGACGATACCTTTGACGCAGGCTTTGATAAATCCATGGAGCCCGCCACATTCAACGAAATGACCCGTAAATCTATTACGGACATTATACCCGGTTACTTATCCCGTATCCATCACGAGTTGATGATCCTGAGGACAGGCGACCCTAACGTTGAGCGTATGGTCTACAACGTGGACCGTGGTCAATTCACGGATATGTCCAAATCAGCAAAGGATATGCTGAACCGACTTTTCTCTAAAGAGGACCGTAAGGGTCTGGATGAGGCCAACAAAGACTTCCTGTCTAAAATTGACCCCAAAGGGAAGATGGATGAGAATCAGCGCAATGCGTTAACCGAACTGATGATGGACGAGGCGCGGGAAGGGCGTTTCGACAGTAGTTACACACGCTACCTGGACACCAAAACCTATACCGCAAGAGGAGTGTCCGAGAAAGACGCTAAAGCGATCATAGCCAGGATGAAGTCTTCCCTTGGTTATAATGATCGAGAGCGCGGGTTTAACGACACGGTTGAAAGTACACAAAAACGTAATCAGACCTTTAACCGGTTCAAACGGATACAGAGTTATATCCCTAAATCGGAAGAAGGTATTAAAGCGTATAGTGATTTAGGCAACATTGATCAACTCTTAGAACTTGGTTTGGTTGATGAAGAGGAGAATGGTACCTACAGAGTTAATCAGGACAAAGTCAGGTCCTATCTCAAAGGAGAGCAGTATAATGAAGGAACTCGTCAGGGAGTTGAAGCTCCTCGGACTGGTCCTTTTACTCCTGTTGGCATTGTCGGTCGCGGAGGTGGGTTTGATCATATTCGGCCTACCCCTGTTACTGCTGCGGACACTCAACCCGCCAAGGAAGCGCGAATAGAGGAGGTGCGTCAGAGTGCTATCGATGACCTGATCGACGCATACGAAGAGGGTAATGGGGTTTTAATTGAAACACTTAAAGCACAGACGGAGTTCAGTGCTGACAGCGTAGAACTTTTAGATAACATTTATCAAGTACTTCAGTCACAAGGTGGTGGCGAAGGCTCAGGTGGGACCGGTCCTAAGAAAGAAGGGTTCTTCAAACGCGCCAAAGGACGTTTAGGGAAGATGGGTCGAGGCTTCTACGACTTCAACAAGAACCATCTGAAACGCATGGGACGTTGGGGTGGTGGCGCGTACCGTGGTGCCAAAAAAGTTGTGGGCGGTACGTTTGGGTTTGTTAAGGACAAATGGAATAAGTTCAGGTCAGATCTAAAAGTCAAAGGGACCGACCGTGTAATCCTGTATTGGAACAAAATGAAGGAGGGCGAATACTTCGATGCTGAAACCGGGAAGCTCATCGCCCACTGGAAAGACATCAAAGGTGCTGTTAAAGACAAGTACGGAAACATTGTTCTAACAGCGGAAGAGTTTAAGGAAGGACTCGTTAACCAGAAGGGTGGTTTAATCACCCGAGCTTTTAAAGGGTTACAGAGTTTAGTGGGAATGGGACTCAAGCCACTCTCGTTTGCTAAAAACCTGGTTAAAGGTGCGTGGGATAAAGGTGTTGCCTTCCTTAAACAAGAAAAGGATATCTATACGCCCGATGACATGGAAACCCCTAAGTTGCTGGCACGAGTCTTGAAAGCAGGTGGGTACGTTTCAAAGACTACACAGAAACGTATTTACAGCTGGAAGGAAATTGACGGACCTATACTTGACCTTGAGGGTAACGTCAAACTCTCCCTTGAAGATTTTGAAAAAGGGTTGGTTGACATCAACGGTAAACCTTTGAAGTCGATCATGGGCAAGATAGGGGGGCTCCTTAAGAAACCGTTTGACCTTGCCAAGAAAGGATTCAATTTAGGGAAAGACGCGCTCAGTGGCGTCTTTAATGGCGGTAAGGACCTCCTGTTAGGTTTCCTGGACAAATTGGGGCTAGGAGGTTTTAAAGGTGAGCGTGATGATGAACTACTCTCTGTTAACAAAGACCAACTTAACGTCTTAAAAGACATCCGTGACGTCTTAATGGATCAGTTTAAACCAAAAGGTTTACACGACTCGGACGGTGACGGCGACAGGGATGGTAGTTGGCAGGACATCTTCCAGAAGCGAAAAGCGAAGGAGGAAGAACAAGATCCTAAAGTCAAGAAAGAGAAAGAAGAGAAGGAAGATAGTTGGTGGGGTAAATTAGGGGGGCTCCTAATGGGGGTCGCTGGGTTTATCGGTACTAAGATCAGTTCACTTCTAGACTTCTTTAAACTTCGTGTCGGAGCAAAACTTACAGGGGATGCGTTAGGTGGAATGGATTTACCAGGACGCGACAAACCAAGAAAAGGTCCTAAAACCAAAGGGAAGGGTGGATTTTTGCGACGTGCGTGGGACCTCACTAAACGTGGTGGTAGTAAAGTCGGTGGTTGGCTGAAGTCAGTGGGGAGTAAAATACCCGGCGCCGGTAGGATTGCCAAAGCTGGTGGTTGGTTAGCGCGTGGTGCTATGGGGCTAAAAGGGATGTTTGCGTTAGGTGGCCTTAAAACAGCCATCGCAGCTGGGGCCGCTAAAGTGGGCGGTGCCGTATTAGCAGGGGCTGGTGCTGTATTAACTGCGCCGGTTGTATTGGGTGCAGCGGCGGTAGCGGCTGTTGGTGTTGGTGGTTGGTGGCTTTGGAAGAAGTATAAGAGTTCCAAAGTCGGTCACATCACCCGTTTGAGGTTAGCCCAGTACGGTATCGAGTACACCAATGAGGACCAAGCTAAGCAGGTCTTGTGGTTAGAAAGTCAACTTCAGGACAAAGTGAAAGGTGATGGGCGGGAAGCGCACCTGGATATACGGGAGGCTGACATCCCCACCATTCTTGAAAACTTCGGACTTGATACCAAGAACCGTGAATCGGTGATGAAGTTCTCAGCGTGGTTCGACAAACGGTTTAAACCAGTGCTGGCCACTCACGTGATGGCACTTAAGGGACTAGAAGCACCTGATGTTGACTTGTTGGACGTGGATGATCGTCTATCCCCCCACATCAAACTCAACTACCTTAAAGCGGTCAAGATGTCAGAATTCGCTGACGTGTTCGACGAACGGTTCAGCCCTTTCGGGGATGAAACCGAAATTGATGTTGACTCCGAATACATCGAAGAGCGTTACTCGGATGCTTTACTGAAAATTTCTAAAGATCGTCAACGAGTTGAGACCAAAGCTGCTAAGATGGCTACACGGGAGGGAATCACTAAGGAAGAAGCTGTTAAGGAGATCTATAAGAAGTACGATTACGCCGAAACAGAGTCAGACCTTAATGTGGATCAACCTAAAGTTGTCAAGGGTGCCGATAAAGAAGGGTCTACAACACCGAGTGACGAGGTACGTACTCGCTCTGAAATTGACCCCAACATTCTTCGTCGTCGAGAAATACGTTACGACGAAGTCGATGCCATGCGTTTTAAAATGTACGGTTTACGCGAACTTGACCCCAAAAGGGTTGAAGCGTTGGTGGGTCTAGAGGAGTGGGTGTATGACAAAACCTCCGTGCTGGATGGTTTCCGTGTAGTCTACGATGAAGGGGCTTCTAAAGCGTACAAGGAAGTGGGTCCTCTATTCGCCAGTGGCTTGAAAATGGAAGCTCGAACTAGACACAAAGAGGAGTGGGAAAAATGGTTTAAACAGCGCTTCTTACCAATCTTCCTGGACTTTGCTACCGTAATCAATTTGACCAAGGAACGGTCAACGATCTACGATGCACGAGACCGGTTTAGTCATAAAGAGAAGTTCCTATTGGCTAAAGGGTTGGTGGCTTCGGACTTGTCTAATATCTCCAATCAAATGGGTCGGACGTTTTCACCCTGGCCTGATTACGTAGTGAGCGTAGCGGTTGGATACGAAGCCGAGTACAAGTCGTTGGAGTTGAAAGCAACTGATAAGGAAATCAAAATACCCCTTACACGGGATAAAGCTAGCGAGTCACCCAATGCATCTAAAGTCTTGGAAGAGAATGCTACATCCACAACGTCTAAGACACCAGCCCCACCACCAGGGTTAAGTAAAGGGGATACCGTTAATGCGAACGAGGACCTCAAAACGGTTAATAACCAGTTTGAGAATAAAGACTCGTTACCCCCTGAGTTGCAGGGCGCTTCGGGCTCAGCTCCTCCACAAAGGACAATCCCTAAAACGGAAGGTGAGGCGAAGGTTGCGGCAGCGTTGGTGAAGGAAGGGATTACTGACCCTGAAGAGCAGGCGATGGTCTTAGCACAGCTGGGGCACGAGTCGGCTAACTTCACGCGGTTAGAAGAGAACCTTCGGTATTCGGCCAGTAACCTCAAAAGGGTGTTTGGTCGATATTTCCAACGCTCAGGGGAGGCAGAGCAGTTTGCGGGTAAACCTGAAGCCATTGCTAATCGGGTGTACGGAAACCGCAGTGACTTGGGTAACACGCAGCCGGGTGACGGGTGGAAGTTCAGGGGACGTGGGTTCATTCACTTGACCGGTCGCGCCAACTACGAAGCTGCCTCAAAAGCGTTAGGGATTGACTTTATCAGTAATCCTGATTTGGTGGCCGATCCAAAATACGCAGCCAAAGTTTCTTTGTGGTGGTGGAAAAACCGCAGAGGACTAAGGAGCGCTGCCCAGGAAGGGGACGTATTGCGTTCCACGAAGTTGATCAATGGCGGTACAAACGGTTTACAGGATCGTAAATCTAAGTACAGTATGTATTTACCTAAGGTAAAATCGGGTAATCTGATAGAACAGGCCATTGCTGCAGCTAATGAAAACCAAACCGCCTCGGACCCAACAGTTGGTGCTGAAACCCCTGTACAAGCACCGGAGGCCACCGACGCAGTTAAAGAAGAAGTTGTTGCCGGAACCGAGACAGACGTTTCAAATGAGGGTAAAACTCCAGAGGTCGCTAAAGTCGAGGCTGAAATCAAGGAAGGGCCTCAGCCTGACGGTAGTTACTACGCCCACGGCAGACGTTTCCGTGATAAACGTTCTGCTGATATATTTGAAGAACTGGCCACCAGAAAAGCACGGTATCGGGGAACCAGTGTGGGTGAGGCAATGTCGGTTAGATCTGTTTCACAACCTGACATAACCGACTCGTCCGGTTTAACAAGGACCGATAAGGAGATGGTGAATGTTCGGGATAGGGCCGAAAGGTCTGCAAAAGAAACGGAGGTACAGACACAATTCACCCAGGAGATGTCTGAGCGCTCAATGAGTGTAATGCTGAAGGCAATGGAAAAACAACTTCAGGTACAGATGTCCATGGATGGAACCCTGAAATCCATTGACGGTAAATTGGGTACCATAGAAGTGAACACGCGCTCAACCGATGCCGGTAAAGGAAATGTTCCTAGTCCGGATGTTCAGAGGGGCGCTAGACCCGTGGAGATAGGAGGGGTTAAACCACCTGTTGATCTTTCACGGTCTATTTGATGTTGAAGGGGGTGGGGGTGACCCCACCCTTTCCTTTTTTAGGGAGTCGTGAAAGTGAAAAAGTTACAAGATAATGAATGGATACGGCAATCCTTCATGTTACCAGCAGGTAGCATATCCGACATTGACGCGGTGCGTCGCACAATGAAAGATGCGAGTGTCAAATTTACAGATTCCTCTTTGGGGGGTAACTTTGCGGTTAATCCTCCACCCCAATTCACTCAATGGGCAGACTTGCCTGTAAAGAGTAAATTCTTAAGTAATAATAACGGCGCAGTCGGTGGCGGAATGGGTCGCTATTACAGTGAAGCGATCGACAATAACGCCAATCTAGTGCATATGCGTTTTGGTGTTCCTAAGTTTAACTCACTGACCGCTTTCTTTGGTGGGTTTTATAACCCCCATGCAGCGAGTTTGGCAAACACGGGCCGTGGTAAAGGGATCATTTATACCTTAGCCAAAGCAGTGGGACACGTCGTCACGATCCCATTTCAACCGTTTATATTGGCAAACCGTGTTGTAAACTTCTTACTCCAGAAACCGTTGAGTAAGTATTACTACCTTAAACCGACCATGGTGTTGTATTGGAATGCGGTTCAGACCATTGTTAACGCATTGGCTGTTAACATGGGGTTAGCCAGGAACGCCTCCACACCCGATGAGAAGGAACTCTACGCCAATGAGCCTCACCTAACGCCTGAAGACCTCAAACCCTACATTGCCGCCATGAGTAAAGGGTCGATGGACTTCTGGACTGAGGGTGGTACCATCGATATCCTGAAGGTTGTTAACCGCGCACAGATCATGGCAAATGATCAACGCAGAGAAGTTAGACGGATACTGGAAGAAGAAGGCACTAACGAAGAACTCAGTCGTAAACTCCTGGAATACATGAACAAAGGTCAAACGTTAAAGAACACGCCAGAATTATCGTTTAATGATTACCGGGACACATACTACGCACTGATGGATTCGGCTTATGACGAAGAATCTTCCGAAGGACCCACTGCGGATCGACTAGGGACTATTGAAACGGGTACTAAAGAGGACGGGACACTTAAAACGTTTGCCTTCTGGCTAGGGGACAAACTGGGTAAGGCGGTCGATGGTGTTGCAGAGTCAGCCAGTGCCTTAGCAAGCTTCATGGAGTCGGAGTTCCAGGACGGTTCACAATTTGTAACGTTCCGTGTGGATAACCCAGGAACGTTCAATGAGTCCTTTAGTAACAGTACTAAGGAATCGGGCATAGCGTCTACAGTAAATTCAGCCTCCAGTGCAGGACGATCTGCGAGGTTCAATTTTGCAGACGGTAATACTGGGGTTTTACCGATTGACGCCATCATAGAAGCCGGTAGGAATGCTTTGAAGGGCTTGGCCGACGGTGTGGCGTTGAGTGGCCTAACGGCCTTTACGGGTGCGGCGTTTGCGGACATTCCTAAAACTTGGGATGGGTCAACGGCTAACCTACCCCGAGCTGACTACACAATCGAGTTACGTTCACCGTATGGAAACAAGCTCTCCCGTTTTATGAATTTGTATGTCCCACTGGCAATGTTATTGGCAGGGTCACTACCTCTCTCTACTGGTAAACAATCGTACACCAGTCCGTTTATTTGTGAACTCTATGCTCAGGGTAAAAACCAGATACGGTTGGGGATGATTGAATCACTGTCTATCACGAGAGGCTCAGGGAATATTGGGTGGACGCCTGAAGGGGAACCTTTGGGGATTGACGTAAGTTTCTCAGTGGTGGACCTGTCAACGATTATGCACGTACCCATCCATGCAGGTAACGACATGGGTGAAGTGGCGTCATTAACAGCAGGTGCGTTAGCAACAGCAGCAACCGGTGGTGGATATGCACTTACAGCTGCCGCCTCCACTATTGCGAACTTGGCCACTAAAGGGATGTTCGATGACGATAATGCGTTCACTGACTACATGGCAGTGTTGGGTGGACTCTCACTTACTGACCAGATCTATTCGTGGAGACGATTGAAAATATCAGCCGTTAAACGCGCTACGGATTTCGATACCTGGACGAGTGTTGCAAATACAGCTAACTTCTTGATGGGTACGCCTCCGGCCAGATTATTGTCTGGTTTTGCGGTTGGTATGGGAAAAGGGGGATAAAAAAGGACTGCTCCCTTTTGGGGAGCAGTCTATGCTGTCTTAAATACCAATTCGAGGGTAGAAACTACGAACCAATTGTTTTTGATTTTTTACACCGTAATCCTTAGCGATTAAAGCTTCGGTTTTATAACGGGAGCCGTGGGTGAATAGAGTGATGGCGTCTTTACTCGCCAAAACAAATGGTGTTAAATCTGACACCCATTCAATGTTGCGCTTTAACACGGACCATTGTGGATCGATTTTATTCAGGAGGTTCAGCAGGCGAGTCTCTTCGGTTAAGTATTGGCTAGGGCCTAAATTGGTTGGTAGTCGATACCCTTTAAGAATATCGGACACCAACGTCGGTCTTTCAGAAAGGACAGTATTAGCCCCTACACGGTCGATTACAAGATCGACCAGTGGTAACATGCCTTTATCGACAAAACCTCCTAGAGAGTCCATTAGAGACCTTTTAGAGACTTCAGGGTTACCGATTCCGTCTATAACGGACGTTGCTATATCGACTAACCCTTTATTTGTCAAGTCAGTTAACAAACTACTGGTAACGAGGGATTGTAATGTCAAGTCAACGAGTTCAATTTCAGCATCCCCTGCCAACTGTGTTTCAGCCAGGGAAAGTAATCCCCTCATCTCATTCGCGGTTACCCCACTGAATGTTTGTACTGCACCACCCAACTTCACAGAGACGTCACTTACTCCATTCGTTAGAGCTGGGTCGGTGTTGTATGCATTCACTAACGTATCGGTTAAACTACCTGTTAATGTTTTTAACTGAGGTTTTATCCCACTGAGTTGAGTACCGAGTTGAGAGAGGACCTCCCCTTTATTTAACGTGTTGGTACGGGTGTTTACTAAAACATTTTTTATTTCGTCTAACGCCGCTGGGTTGTTGCGGACTTCCCCGATGAGGTTAGCAGAGGTAACATTGAACGGTTCAAAGAAGTTATTCTTGGGAGAGTTATCTGAAATCTGGTAGGCGTCGACAGTCAACAGATCATCATCTGGTCCACTGTGAAACAGGGTATTGGCAACTTTACCGGCCATTTTAAGGCTCCTTAATAAAAACATAGTCACAAAATAACGAAAAAAAAAAGAGTCCCCTTAAGGGGACCCATTACTATTCTTTCTCGCCCGTACCTTTTTGGTACGCTTTGAAGGCTTCCAGATTTTTGTCTAACGCCACTGTTATGGGGGAGAGGCCCTCCCCTACTGCATCACGATTCAGTTTAGGGTCGTTACCCAGCGTGGTTAACGATTTGTAAATCTGAACTTCGTGTACGGTGGTGCGACCGCGTTGCCACTCAATAGTGACACTGATTTTAACATTCCTTGGATTTAAAAAACGGATGGCCTTATTAAAGACTTTCCAGGTCATGTCGGTGCGGACCAACTCTTTGGCCAGGTTACCGCGTGCACTGGAGATGTCTTTAGGGACTTGAGCGATCCGGTTGCGGGGGTCTTTAAGGTAGCGATCCATCAGCGCACCCCAAAGCATTTTACCTACATTAGCATCCAGCAGGATTTGTCGAAAGAGACGACTTAGCGCCCCTGTAGCCTCTTCTACCAATTTGGTATTAGAGGATAACATCCTTTCGACTTCTTTGTTTTCTCGCATGTTGATCGACCTCAACTAACCCAAGAAGGACTTCGAACGTCTCTTCAATCAGGTGTGTAAAGTGTCTCACGTAATAGTCGTACTTACGCGGGTTTTTATTCTTCACTGTGTTGAGCGCCTTGGTCAGGTTGTGAATGAGGGTGTGTAAAGCATGAATAAACTCCTTTGGTTTTAACGGGATATTGTCATTAGTGACTAAATAGTCGTCTAATCGTATAGTGAATAACGTTTCAGCGTTACGGGGTTTCTGAATCGCTTTTGATACATCGCGGTCACTGTTGAGCACGTCTAACGCTTCGTCCAACAGTCCCAACAAGACGTAAATATTGTTGTGGGCGACACGTATCCTTACTGTGGAACCTGAACGGGCACAATACTGGGTCAAGTCACTGGTTAACACCAGCGTTACAAGTTCATGTACCGACGTGTAATGTATGTCCCAAGTGTTCAGGGTTGTGTCAAAGTATTTTTCTTTGAACCGTTTGAAGCGATTCTTACCTAGCCAGCGTTTGATAAACACAATTTAATAACTCCACCGTAAGGCTATTCGCTTAAATAATATATACTTGAATTATTTTTCAGTACCAGGAGACACAGATATGTCAGAGTACCAATTAACGGATGACGACATCCTTCGCTTTACACAGAGTAAACGGCGTGAGTTGGTCGATAAGCTGTTAGAGGACGGTATACCCGTCACCAAGGATGACCAAACAGTGCTGTTACAAGCACTGGGTGACATGGATCGCACCGCACTGGGCAACAAACGTATCGGGGCGGCTGAGAAATTGGCTGAGTCGGACCGTCTGGTCGCTGATGCCGTATTGAAGATCAACCGCCAGTTTGGTGCACGGTCACCGTTTGAAGCGACTGGTGTTGTTGACGGTGAAGTCATTCCACCTACTCCTGTGTTGGACCAACTCCCTAAAGCCAATCCTGTACCGGGTGAAACCGGGATAGGGATATCCGAATTGAAGTACGATGAATTCATGGACGATATGGAAAAAGACAAGTAACCGTACTTGACATAACATTGAACGATCATGTAAAACTATACAGGTCAGATAAACAAATAAAGAGTCTCTCCCTTGGGAGAGACTCTTTTTATACCAATTTCAAAACTGAAAAGTATTTTGCGTCCAATAGTTCCAGACCCACAAACGCCGTCATCAGAAACTCAATTCCTTCAAAGGCGTCGACTTCACCCATTTCGTCCACATTTACTTTAGCGTTTTCAATAAAGACTTTACGAGAAAGTGCTGGTCCTATTAAAGTATACTGGGGTATCGGTTTGTTGATCAACGCTTGGGTGTGATCCACTATCCATTGGTCATAGTCGTAGGTGACGTAACCGTCCCAATTAACTGAGAACGTATAGGGGTCGAAATCGTGAGGCGGAATACGAACAAACTTACACGTGTAGCTGAGTTCCAATCCTACGTAATTGTTAATGGCCATTTTAAACAACTCAATCTCATCCCGTGTGAGATGATACGGCCAATAATTAATACCCAGGATTACTTCATCAACAATGGGTGTGTTTTCCGCCAAGGTGACCAACCCACCCACTATACTCTTCAGCGCCAAAGGAAACGCGGTCACTAAGGACCGCTTTAAGGTTTCCTTATTCCGATTAAGGTACGCTTCCCTGAATTGTTCGTTGGTGATGATACCCCCGGTCAGCGTTTCAAAATCGTCTGATAACCGATTTTGGTAATTGGTCTTAACCAGAAACTGTGCAGCCAGGTCATTGGCTTGTGATATCGCCCCCAATCGTGTATCGAGGATCACGTCGAGGTCTACTAGTAAACGTTGTTGTTCCATAGATCAACCTTCATTAAGTCTGTTTAACAGACTAGTTAAGACACTGAGGGGGGATAAGGTCAGTACCAGTGTGAATACAAACCACGGGTTAGCGATTAACAGATGTTGAAACGTTTCAGGTTCAGGTAGGCGATCGTATAAGTCATCGTCCATGGCTAATAACCCTTCCCGATAATGTGGCGAAAAACACGTGGCGCTATTGGAGAGGTGTTTGACGAAAAGGCTATACGCCTGAGGTTCACTGGTTAAACGCACTTTAAACTCTATAGTGGACGTAAGAATGAAGTCACAAAACTCACTGTCTTTACGAATAAGTTCCCAAAAATCCTGCAGGTCCTCTACACTGTTAAACAACCAAAGGCGTTTTTCATACCGAATGGACATAAGGGGCTTCAGTAATTTCTCCCCCACAGAGTCAACCAAAAACTCATTCAGTTTCCGTTCAACAATTTCATTTACCAACAATTGCGCTTTTTCAAACAGTGCGTGACTTTCCATTCTACCGGTTCCTATTAAAGGGTGTTATCCAAATGCATCGCCTTAAGCAGCGTACTGAGCGTTGTGACGGCTTTTACTTTAGTGGGTACCTTCTCTAAGGATTCCAACGTAACGCCCCCTGTCTCGATTATAGAGCGGTTCATGGCGTTAAATGCCTTCTCGTCCCCGCCTCGAAACTTAATCAATTCCAAAATGACGTTTTCTTGACCCTGTGCGAACAACACCTGTAACTCAGGAAAAGAAATCTTAGACCCTTTAGAGTCCCCAGTAGGCTGACCTGTCAACTCGTCGACGTGATAATTGTCATCTGGAATACTGGATTTCTTAACCAACAACTGAACCTGTCGACGCAGGGGTAAGTCCACCACCAGATACTTAACAGGACTTAAATACTCCTGACCCGTTGTAGGATCAGTTAACCACAAACGCTCAAAGAAATCATGACCCAATTCGCGCGCTATCTTAATATTACGTTGAACATCAATCTTAAAGTCGGTGAGGTTAGGCACCACCAGGTATAGCGTTTCCTCACCGGCCTCTAATTGTTTCATGAACGTGTCAAACGCTTTGTCCGACAGCGCCGCTAACTGGGTCTCCCACATTTTGGTATTGGGGCTACCGGGGAGAATCTTGTCGATATACGTTAAGATCTCTTTAGTAGCCTTTTCTCGATTACCCATAATCCAATTCCTCGTTTAATGGTTACGCTATACCATTTACGGGGTATTGGAAGGAATCCCGTGCCAGGAAGGTAACCCGTGGATCGCAATGGAGGGCGCTACTTCACTTTCAAATGTAGACAACCACACCTTTTCATCCACCGTGTCCTTGAGACATTCTCGCTCATGAATGGTGTTAACCGGTAAAAGACCCAACTGGTGACGCAGGTAGCCGTTGATGTGCTGAACTTCTTCTTCAAAGTTCTCAACTTCCCCTACCCAGAAATGTTGTAACCAGAGGGTGGCCAAAGTTTCATTATGTTGGCGCAGTATTTGCGCGACTTTTTCACGGAGTTTCATTTTTAAGTAAACCTTTAGTAGCTAAACTAATCAGTAAATTGAGGGGGTCAATGGGTTTGAAGTAATAGCGTTTACGTAAAGTAACTCCAAACGCCTTAGTCGTCGTTACACGGTAGATAAGGACACGCATTTCCCCGTAGAGCTTTATAAGGTTCAGTATCCTTTTCAAGGAAACAGATTTGTGTATCCCTTTAAGTCCCCCTTTGGAGGGGACTGTAAACACGTCGTACCGGTCTTCTTTTGTCAGGAATTTCATTTTATTTCAGCCTTCCCGAGTTCCTTCGCCACTTTATTGTACCACCAAGGATGATACTCACCCTTATTCATTTTCAGAAGGTCGAGCGTGCTCAGGAACGGCTGTTCGGGTTCGAGTCCAGTGAATGTCCAGTAACCGCGACTATTCAGAAGGATGTCCCAATCGTAGCCTTTTGCTTTAAGGTTCTCGTACAACTCTTTAGGCTCACACAAGTAACCCTGTGCCTGCTGGAAGTTGAGGTTCTCCATCTGACACATTTCAGAGGTGATTTCAAGTGCACGTTGAACGTTGGGATTTTCATCGATCTTTGAACGGACCGTGGTTCTTTGCATACTGACGTCAGGACACAACTCCAGGTAATACGCCCGATCATGTCCACCCAAACCGTAACGGTTAAACGATTTGATGTAGTTGAATTCTGACAGCCCTACCAGCAACCCTTCCCGCTGAGAGATGATCAACTCAAATGGCATCCCGGTGGGACCTGCTTTGGCTCGAAGGTTTTGGATGGTCAGGATTTGGAGGTCGGTATCCCCTTTCAGTGTGTCATTCGGATTCTTCGGGAATTCCGGTCCTTTAGTGGACTGGTTCTGTAACACACTGACGTTCAAACAGTACCAGAGGTTGTTGGTCAAAAAGCTGAACTTTTCAGGTACGTTCTTGAAGGTAGCATTCCCTTTCAAGAATGACAACTTCTTAACATTGGGTGCATACGGGTCCAATTGGTGCTTGTCCCCTACATGCGCTGTCGCAATCATATAGCTGTTGGAGGAACCCGTCAATGTGGGGAGCTGCATCAACATTTGGTTTTTGGCAGCCGCTGAGCGCAGAGCGTCTGTGTTAGCACCGGAGTCACCAATTTCGTTCTTGGTGTAGATGGCTTCCACTGAATCGGTACTGAACATACTCAGTGAGTCAATCTCAAACAGCGTAGGAACCATGCTCTTGATGTTCTTACCGTCTTTGTCCAGGAACGGTGTTTCCGCCATCCAATCTTTGGACCCCTTCTTCTTCTGGTTGGCGAAGTCACGGAATTTAGCAAACCATTCGTTCCCACTGTACACGGTGTTATCGGTCAGAACCAAACGACCGATTTCTTCCAGGTCAACATCCACCAGGTCTGGGAACTGAGCGGCCAATTGATGGATACGCTCCATGGTCAGTGTCGTTTCGGTGTCATACAGGTTACCATTGGCGATACTGATGCGGGAGATTACCCGAAGGATCATCCAATGCGCCAATACAGACTTGAACATGTTACCGCGACCACCAATCCCGGTGAAGTACGACAGACCACCGTTCAGTATGCTCTCACCGTGAATGCCCGTGTGATAACGACCTGTCGGGATATCAAACAAACAACCCAGGTTTAAGTAAGGACGGATCTTAGGGGCCGGGTTAAAAAAATCGTTCATTCTCATAATCAATCAAAACCTTTTAGTCGTTTAGGAAAAACGAAACGGTGACTCTTCAAACTATACTGAGACCCAGTAAAAAATTAACCCAATCATGTGGAATTGTATAGCTCACACCTTGACAATATTAACGTGTAACCCGTTAGGAGTATTTATTGTGGATAATGTCACTACCTTACAAGCCGACGCACTGGGTTTAGAAGCCTTTAACATCAAAGCAAGTGTTAAAGCGATGAAAGAACTGTTACCTAACTTTGTTAACAGTGTTACCGAGTTCTACAACACAATTTTGGTAACCAAAAACGAACCTGCAATAGGACTCGTAAAAGCAGGTAAGTTGGAAAAGGTTTTAAAAGACGTTGATTACGCAGCAGTGCGTAAAATGCAAGTCTATGGCCCTAAAGGCATCAAAGGGACGTACATTGATTACCTGGATGCCGTAGAAGGTGCGGTTAAGCACGCAGAAGACCTCAAGGACAAGGTCTTAGGCCCGTTTATGAATTGGGTGACCTTGTTATTGGCGACTCCTGAAAACCTCCAGAGTGTGCGCCAACACCCGTTGGTCGGTAAAGACAAACTGACCGAGTTGGATAAAATACGGGACACGTTAACCAAACAGGTTGACCCACTTTCAAATCAACAAAAACACCTTTACAGTAAACTGGTGACCCGCAATAAAGATTGGTCGGTGATTATAGACCGAACTAACGAATTGTCTAATCGATTCAGCTCCACTGACCGTAAAGCTATTTTACAAATGGTCGAGGACACAACGGATGCGCTAAATCGACTGATTGTCCGAATTGAAGAAGATCCCGAAACGTACAAAATGTCAGGGACCACTATTGCTACTCTGGCGTCACAGTCGTTTGCGCTGGGTAAGGAGTTGGAACATTATTCTGCTACAGGGTATTTGGTACAAGAATTGGTGAGTGTAGTCACCGATACTGTGAGTCAGTTAGAGAAGACCTTTGTTGGTGGTAAATAAAATAGGGTAATAAAAATGTTTGAGAGAATGTTACTCTCCGGTACAGCCGGAGGGAAAGGAAAGAGTGAAACTAGAAGTTTATTTAACCGACCCATTTTAGCCAGTGATGGGGGAGTGGACTGGTATGGAGAGGTTATAGTAGCCGACTTTGTAGATGGGGTAGCTTTAGCTAACCTGTTAGGATTAACCGCAGGCACGGCTCAGCACTCTGATGCAGGCTGGTTGCACGTTGGGTTAGACGGTCAAGAGCTGTTAATCGCAAAGCGTCCTTTGCGACACAGTCTCAGTTGGGATCACATTAACGCCGTCAACGCCGTGTACGGGAACCGTACGGTGGAAATAAACGGTCAACAGTATAAAGTCCGCCTCCCTAAAGGGGCGAACAGTGATCCTACTGTGGACACGTCAGGCTTCGACGTTCCCCACT